GAGAACTGAGAGGGATGCTTCTTCAGGAATTGCGAATAACTTTTCATCCTGCCCCTGATATGATTAATCGCAGTTATGCCTCGCTTGATTTCCGTAAGGCCCGCCCCTTGTTGGAACAACAACGTCCTAAATTCCCTTACGCCATCCTCGACTAAATCGAATTGCTCTTGGTGGTAAGTAGAACCTACATCCTCGGTGATGACTACGGGACGGTCTCCCTCTTCTGCCGCCTGCCGAATCTGGTGTCGCGCCAGGGTTTCGGCCTCCGGTGCCGCTTCCGCCTGTACCCGCCTCCTAATAGCGAGCTGTTTACGAGCCTCAGCATACGCCTCAGCCGCGTCCGCTAGTTCATTACCAAGCTCCTCGCCATGCTTGCGAACTATATTCTTTCTAAAACTTTCCAGTGCATGTGTTATTTCGCGCCCGCCGATTTCTGGTGCATTCTCTATCCGTTTCTTAACTTTCCTTGCCCCCGGCGTAGTAATAGACTCAAGGCGGTCCCCGGTAATCTTGACGGCATCCTCGAAGGCCTCTAAACCCTCTGTAACAACCTCAGCCTCAGGGGAGAACGAGGTAGTCTCATCGTCTAGTGAACGAGGAACGGCAGGGTCACCTTCGTCAAACCCGGACTGTGTCCAGTTTTCGTTTCCACTGTCATTCGGGTGAGGACTATCAGGGGAATTACCGGTATCATGGATATTCGGGCCAGATTGGTCAGGGGTCGGGGTATGGCCACCCCTCGTGCCCATGCCACCCTCCTCCCCAGCCCTGTTTATCGCATCTTCATATTTTCTCTTTAAAATATCCTGGTACTTATCTAAAATCCTCGTCACCCGCTCCGCATTTAATTTCCCGCCCCCGACCTCATATTCCTGCCAAAGGTCATCTAAAATTTTCGCCAAAAACTGCTCGGCCTTTTGAGGTTCCCAGATACCCTCTACTAACTTAGGGCCTTCAACAAGGTTCCGTACCTGCCGGGGAATTATCAGGTCACGGGCCAACCCCTGTTCCTTGAGAAAGGCTTTAAGCACAGTAAGCATCTCCTCCTCTCTACTAGGAAGACGGTCGAAAAAGTGCCCGAGAAGCCTGCGAGTGGCACGACTCAGGTTTACCCCGGCAACCCTACCCTCATCAAGAATAGCCTTGCTGTACCAGCTGAACATGTCCTTATAAATACCGTGGTAAGCCTTATCGTACATGCGCAACCGGAGCATTACTTCAAACGCCTCGTTCCAGTCCCGCATCATCTCTGCCATGGTTGTGTACGATAGATTGACATTCCCCCACGGCGTCCGGATATCTCCCTTCCATAGCCCGCGGCCAATAGGCCAGGGCAAACGCGCCATCGCACTCGTTCGTGTCGCCTCTCCCTGAATATTGTCCGTCATATGCCGTAGAGCACGGAACCAGTCCCGAGGGTCCCAGAACCGAGGGAGTCGCTTCATCCTAAACATTAGCTCTGCAGATGCACCAGTTGTGGAGCCACCGAACCCCCCAAGCAAATCGTGGACCGGGTAGGGGGTCCGCGCAATAATATCGTTAAGAGACCCGGCAAAGATGCCGTGCCCGCCAACGACAAGGGCGCGGAACATGGAGTCAAACACGTTCCTAATCGTAAAGCCCGGACGTGCGCTGAGGTTTGCTTCAATCCACAATCGCCGGAAATAGTTAGGAAGCGCCAAAGTGGCCGGGTTACGTGTCTCTACCGTCTCCAGTAAACCATCAGCGTTGTAAATCTTAGGCACCCCTCTCACCGCCATGGGAATACCGTGCTTCATCTTAAATTCCCTGGTAAACGCTACCTTCATTCCATCAATAACTTTTGCAAATTGCTCCTCAGAGGAAAGACTTGCCCAGTTGGGGGTAGCCTCTCTAACCTTAGCGCCCACATCCGCAATAAAATTGATAAAGCCCTGCTCCGGGTCCCCCGCCTGCTTCCAGAACGGGTTATCTTCAAATATCCTGAAAATTGTGCCCAGGCGACGTGGCAACGATTTGTAAACAGACCTTGTACGAGCACCCAGCCGCCTGCCGAATTTTGGCAGGTCTGGCCCCACGCCCACCCAGGTGTGAAGACGCGCAGTAAGGTTGTTGGTTCTCTCTAAAGCCGTTGCACCACCTTCCACAACATCGGCGGCTAGGTCAATCACGTTCCTATCAAAGTCCACAACCTGACCCTTCTTCAGGAACACCATCACGGCCTCCACCGCGCCGCCAGTATCAGAATTATTCACTCCTTGTAACCCAAGAAATTCATCTACACTATGACCCATGCTTCTCAACATGGCCCTGAAGCCGTAACCAATGTCTTCCGGCACCGAAGCAGAGCGGTTCCCCCACTTCAAGCCCTGCGAAGAAACGTGCTCAGTGAACAGAGTGGCCATACCTGGTATCTTCTTCAGCCCCAGCGCCTTAGCGCCCGTCCAGAACTTACTCTCAAAGCCCAGCCGCAAAATTCCCTTCACAACTCTCACGGGAATGAACCACGTCCAATCCCCAAATATCTCCCCCACTGCTTCAGTATCCGCATTCTCGTGGAGCAGCTTTAGTCTATCCGCTTCTCGATAACTGAGAGCACGCGGAGGTAGTCCATCCATTGCTCGCCGCGCATTAATCTCCGCCTGAACACGGGCTTTATCTTTAAAATAAGCATCACGGGCACGCTTGTCGTAGAGCCAGGTATAAGAAAAGTCTTTCTGCTCATTAAAGTGTGCGTCCAGCTCGGCCGTCGTCATGTCCTGAACGGCACCCGGTACAAAGACTCGCTTGAGTTCCTTCCAGCCAGGCTCGCCTGGTTTAGTCAAATGCCATTGACCCTTACTTGTTACCCAATCCCTGCCCGTGCCCTCCGGGTCCAACTGGGACTTGAGCTCCTTCCATTTTCTGCTAATCCATTCCCAAGAATTTTCGTCTTCCTGTTCATCAGGGAAAGATGGCTCCCATATCTCGCCAGTACGGCGAATACGCTGCTTGACAGCCTGATAAGCACCAGATGACCTCATACCAAAGGATTGCCAGAAACCATCGCTATTAGACGTGTTTGTCCCCACAAAACCACCTACCGCAAAAATAGGGATAACGGTGGCCGTAGCCGCTGAAATCGCCGAGCCAAAGAGAGATGCAATTCGGTCCACTGCGGCCGCACCCATTTCCAGTGCCGTCCTACCCGCAGGCGTAGAGTTATACATCATGCCCGCCCACTGCTTTACTGGCAATGAAATTTTTTCCCGAAGCCATCGCCCAACCTTACCTCCCTCTAGAAGCTGGGGCGCTACGTCCCCCGCCTCAAACTGCTGCCCCGTCGCAGTAGACACCATACGATTAGTGGTGTCCTCCGGAAGTTCCGGTGTAGGAGCCAACGTACCCTCACGATGGAGTTTCATTCCTGCCGCTTCGAGGGCCGACGGCTCCATAATGCCAGCCTTTACCCGCACCTTATCGGGAATACCGTCTGGGAACTCCTCGTTGACAGCTTCCAGGGCAACTCCGGTCATCTGTTGAAACGCGGTAGCATAAGCCCCAGGCGGCAACACGCGAGACCCGGGTAGCTCTACCTGCCTACCCACCATCTCGGCCAAGTCCGCACCGCTAACGCCAGCCTCAAGACCCCGCGTAACAAAGCCGTAAATCAAAGGTACATAGAATAAAAGCTGGTTTTCCGGAACCCCTCGCCATTCCAGGTAATCCTCGTCCGAAAGCAGTTGGTCAGGCTGAAGCGCCCCGCTATGCCTCAACGATTGTTGTACATACCGCTTTTCCGTCATGCCCATACCAAACAAGCCATGCGAATCACCATACACATGGTCTGGGTTACCCTGCGAGCGAGCGTGGATAATCGCAATAACCACAGGAGGGGCTTTGCTAAGGTCTACATTCTGTTGCTGTGCAAGGACATATGCCTCGTTGTACCAAGAGAAACCACCATCGTCCCTGGGCTCTTCAACCCCAACCAACTCCTCCTGTATTTGTTCCAGAGGTTTATCAAGTAACGAAACGTCAGATAGCGGCCCAGTTGCCTGCACCGTTCCTGCCGCCTCTTCCGCTTTAGGCACCGGGGGCCTTGTTACAATGGTGCCCGGGATTACCTCATTCTCCTCTGCCTGGTTTGCCATCCCGCGGGCCATCCGGGTAAAGAGGTTCGGTGTAGTAACCTCCCCTGAAACACCAACACGGCGGCGGGGGCTATCCGAGACAACATTATTAAGAAGCGTAAAGAAGCCCCGGATGCCCGGGGCTGGGGCTAAAGCCCGCTTCTTTATTGCGGTTAACCGAGCTTCTGTAGGCTCAGTCTTGTCTTCATCGCTTGGCAAGAGTTACCTTATCTGTATACAGCAGCGCCCTCTTTCACCCCACCCGTGAAAATCGAGTCCAGGTAAGGTACATAGGGCTCTACCAGCATCTTCAGGAGCGGACCATATCCCACCGCCAACCCAGGATTCTGTGGGTCACCCGTCCCCTCAGCATCCTGGAACAGGTCCGTGAGAGTAGACGTCCAGTCCTGTATTTCCCAAGCAGTCATTGGTCCTCCAGAATATTCATCATCAATAAACTTCGCCGCACCAATCATCCAATCTAGTTCCACAAAGAGAGAATCAAGTAATCTCGCCTCTGGCCCTGCAATGCCCCGTAAGGACGACCTAAGGTTATAAAGGGTAGACACAAGGTCTCCCCATTTATCCGGATTCCAGATAAGGTCTTCCCATTTCTCGGTGCCATATATGAACTTCGGCAGAGCATCATAACCATCAAAGCCACCATCGTCACCAACCATAAGTTGCAACCGGCGCCCCATCTTTCTTTGGTCTGATTGCGACAAGAAGGGAAGAAGCGCATTCGCCACAGATACAAATATGGAGTCAGGATTCAGCTCTTTAGGAAGATAGGATTGCCACGCTGCAGGCGCATTACCACCAACAAGGTTCCAGCTCGCATCAAAGTCACGGGCAACGTGCCCTCTCAGGTCCCTGGCCCACGGATATTCGTCCGCCACACCTCCATCATTAAAGGCGCTACCACCACCACCAGTAGTGGCAGACGCTTGTGCCGCGTCACCCGCAGGTGCCCCTCCCCCTCCTCGCCCAGCAGCCCGAAGCTCTTCAGCCGAATAGTTATAAAAAGCCCAGCCTGCTGCTCTCTGCAGTCTCAGGTCCTCATCGGAATAACCGATAGACCTTAGGTACTCCTCGGCGGCTATCAGGATAGCAGGCTTGGTATAAATCATGTCAAAGCCCTCTGGGAACGACGCAAGGTCAGCGCCCGGTGGGTACGGCGGGTTCAACTCTATCTCACCTGGAGCATTGCCCTCGGGGTCATCGGTTGACCAACCGTATCGCTCAAAGGCAGACCCGAAAGGTACCGTGCCACCCATGGTGGGTAGTCCCTCGGTCCGGTACGGGTCAAGCCGCTGGCTTTCATCAAAAGAGTCGTCAAACCCTATACCCCACGCCGCAAGTTCAGCCTTTGTGGCCAGGCCTATAATTTCCCTATAAACGAAGGCCATATCAGCCTCGTTTTGCCATTCAGTTTCATTCGGGTCCTTTGTATAGGAGGCTGTCGGAATATTACCAACATCACCAAAGGGACTCGTCAGAACCACCAGGCCTCCCTCCCCTTCAGCCGCCGCCTCATCAGCCGCCGCCTTATCAGCCGCCGCCTCGGCCACCTCCTCCGCCACACCTTCACTGATTTTGCCCTGTTCCACCGCACGGTCCAGTTCCTCGGCAAATTCATCCTCGTCAAACGGCTCAGAAGGCGCACTCGGTAGCGCCCCCTTACCAAGATAAATCGGAGGAAGCGGGACCTCGCCTTGCCGCACAAGGTCTTCCAGACTCACGACCTCTTCAGACCGCGCCTCTTCTTGAACAAGGCGGTCTGACTCAGCGATATCCGCTAACATTTCAAGGTATTCCTCTTGCTGGGACTTCAGAATGTATTCGCTGCTCCCCCTGGGATTCACCCTTAAATATTCCGATTTGACAGGTCCATACTCCGTCGTAGTAACAGTACCAGTAGTCTTCTCAATAAGCTCTACGGCCTCCCACGCCGGTACTGTATTTTCATCCAGCCAAGCATCAAGCCGCTGATTTACAACAATAGCATTCACTTGAATTGGCGTATTGCCCCGTTGTTCCCTTGCAATAGCGTGTCTGGTTACTGCGTGGCCTGTAGGAATATCATAGCCCGTCCCACCAAACAATTTCGCCATGGCATCCTGTAAAGCATAAGCCGCACGGCTATCTCCAGGAAACATTGTTTCCCAGAAGCCTGCAGGGTCTTCTTGCTCCGCAAAGTCCGGGTAGTCTCTTAGAAATCGCTCATACCCCGCACTTCCCGGACCACCCCCTCCCTCAGCATATGACCCCTCTGGCAACGGGTCTGGCGTAGGCGGAGGGCCACCTCTCGAAGGACCCCCAGCGGGGGCAGGACTCCCACCGCCCCTACCCAAAGAGGGGCGCAACACCACTGGCCCAGGAGCACCCCGACTCACCATGCCAAAATCTGAGGGGTCTTCCACCACAATCGCGGGCCTGGAAGGCCGTCGCCGTATACGTTGCTGCAGCTCCTCTTCGCGTTTCGTTCGCGCTCCAGGCCCAGTTGACCTAGTTGTATGGAATGGGGTATGTGGCATAACTAAACTCCTAGTCTCGGTGTCCCGCTCATAGTCGCCATCCACTCGTTAGCCTCGGATTCACCATAGGTACGATTTAGATAGTCTTTTCTCGCAGGCGTTAAATTAGTAAACGAACTCTTTTCTCTCGGGAAACGGTTCATGACATTACGCCATTGTTTATCCGCATCGCCCCCAAGGCCATGCCACAATTTCATTACTTTGAACTGTCGGTTATCCTGAGCCATATCACACCATCGGAACACCCTGCATGGTGTTCACCATCCTGAATACATCTTCAGAGGGTTCCTGGCCTGCTGGCGCGAACCCCTGCTCTTGCTGTGTTACCTGCCCCCTAGCCGCCGAGGGAAGCCCGGGCGACTGCTCCGGTTTAGGCGGGCCCGGAGCTGGGCCCGGTGGCGCCCCACCACCACCTGCTCCGCCACCTTGCTGGAGCCTTTCCAGAACCATGCGGGCCGCCTCGTCTCCCTCACCAGCCAATTCCCGGAACAAGGCCATCATCTGGTACTCCACCATCATCGGGTGCCTACGCGCCATATCCCGTAAGATACGGGTAGTCTCCTGGTCCGGCTGCTGTATCCCGAGGTACTTCTCCATCCGGGTCTCAGCGGACAAGGTATCCTTCGTCTGGGTAGCCATTGCCACCCTCCGCACCTCATCATTGGGGAACTGCGGCTTCAGCTGGAAATTTACACGAAAACCCGCTGTGTCTTCTCCTGTAAGTTCCTGACTAAAGGGCGCACCCGCCTTGTCCCCATAAACCTCCACCGTATAACCGGGGGAGAAGTTCCGCAACAGACCAAGAGTTTTTCTCGCCCAAATAGCGAGGGTTCGCTCCTGCTGTTTCTGCGGCTGGGTCAAGCGAATACGGCCAGCATCGCCCTGCTGTGAGAGCGCATATCCCGAGGCCGCACTTGGCCCCTCGCCATACATTACCGCAGGGAAAGAGGCATCTGCTACCTCAGTGGCAACCATCGCAATCTGCTCCTTGAAGTCAGGCGGCGTACCAGGCCAAACAGGGAAGGCAATATCCTCTCCCTCGTTAAGCTGTACCACGTCACCAAAGGCAGAGTCCACCTTTACCGGACGTCCGTCCCGCGTGCGGGCGACCAGGGGCATATTAGCAAACACGTTCAGCAGACGGGTCTGGCGGTTCACCCGCCATTCCATCTCTTTCACCATCTCCATCACAGGCTTTAAAATCGAATGCCCCCACTCCTCCGGTTTAATGTGACCCACCGGCTTGTAGAACATCATGGTAATGGGTATCTCGTTGTAGCCCTCCATAACACGCGGTCCATCCAGAAGACGGTTATCATAAAGGGTCGCGTTCTCAATCGCCCAACTACCGTCCTCTTGTTGCACTTCTCCCCAATAGTCTATAAAGTCGCCCTTCTTCATCTCTTTCTGCTTCTTGCTCATTGAATTGTATTTCGGCATGGGGCCATATTCGCGCTCCATATCCTCAACAGTTCTCTCAATGGCATAGAAGATATATTTCCACCGCCCCAACTTGCCGCCCGGCATAGGAAAAAGAAACCTACCAGGCAACACGTTCACCATGAGCGGGAGCTGGTCATAGACCGCCCGCTGATTCCCTTCCTCGTCTTCCTCAACCTTAAGTGAGGCATCCAAACTATTGTCCCATACAGTCTTCAGGCCCACCGCCCCATCGCGTACCTGATAGAACGTCCAGTCATACCGAAGGTCAGTCTCCTGTCGCTCGGAATTAATATAGAGTACACCGTCCAGGAACTGCTCCACTAAGCTGGCCTGCTTCTTCACAGTTTCGCTTTCCTCAGGGGAAACCGCCTGAATAGTTAATTCATTGGCCGTTAGAATACCGACAGCCAGGTCCACCACGTTAGTGGCCTTAGTGAGAGTGATACGCCGTTCCCCAGGCAACGCACCGGACGAGTAATGTTCCAGGTCATAGAACTTCTCGTGTTCCTCAATGCGCTTGTGCCATTTATCGCAATTGGCCCTACAACGGGAATACTTCTCTAAGAGGTCAGATTCCCTGTGAATTTGTTCGTCAGCCATAATTGCTCCTATTGTACATTATTGCTTACCTATATCTATGACCATAGGCTGCCTCGAATTCCTCACGCGACATCTCCCCAAGGCCACCGCCCCAAATATCTTTGTTCTCTCTACTCTCCCACGCCGCCCCAATATCCTCCTCTTCCCGCTCTTCCCGCTGCTCCCTATCCTCATACCGCTCCTCTTCCGGCCGCCGCTGCTGCTGCTGCTGCTGGTGACTTGAAGCCGCCGGCGCGCCCTGTTGAGACACTGCATCCACGTAAGCGTCATGTAACGCCTGCTGCCCCTGTTGCTGGGCGGCGAGAAATTCGTCATGGCCCATTTGTTCCTCCATCCGCCGTTGTTCCTCCCATTTACGCCAATTACCACCAAACATTGCCTGCACCTCCTCTGTTTGTGTCTCCCACGCAACCTGTCCTCCATCTTCCTCCGTGTGGCCAAAGGGGTCCACCCACGCCGCTATATCTTCATCGCTTCGATATTCGACTAACTCCTGGACCGCCTCCTCCTTAAAGTTCTCAGCGTCTTTGATTTCTTGGTCAGTTATGTCCGAACGAAATACCCTTTGACCCTCTTCATCCAAGACTACTTCTCCGTTTTCGTCCCACTCCCACAGGTTCATCCACATCTCTATTGCCTCAATTGTATCAGGCGTATTGGGAACAGGTGCATCATCATAATACACAAGCCTATCAAAGAGCCAGTGAGCATAACTTTGGTGCACACTTGCACCAGCAGCCCTATCCCAGGCATAATGCTCTAATGAGCCTTCTTCGGCTGGGCCCGAATACGGTTGTCCGGTGAAGAAAGTCCCGGTTGACTGTGCCGCCTGTTCATCCGCCGTCAGAATCGTTGGCGGCACTTCACCGCCGTAAGGGTCATCATAGCCCCCGCCGCCGAACTGGTTATAGTAATCATCCCAGTTATAATTATATCCGCCAATCACCTGAGGTAACCCCGACCAGTCAAAGTCCGGTATTGTGATGCTGGGCTGCGACGCAGTCTGAGCCGCCATTACCCATGCAGCCCGCTCTCCCTTCGTGCGCTCTATAGCACCGCCCACAACATCCCGCGCACCAACGTCCATATCAACACGGCCTTGTAACTCATTGCTGACCGCCGTTTCGGAGAGTCCCGACATCCGGGCCGCAGAGCCCACCGAGGCACCCCGCAAGGCAAAGGAATCGGACGCACTCGGGCGTCGCCCAGGGGAAAATGAAGTTGCCCTGGCGCCCGTTCCGCCAGTCGTATCAAGACGCATTTCCGGAGAACCAGCCTCTTGGGCGGGGCCCATTCCATCGTCGGGCGGGCCACCCCAGCTAACCTCCACATCCTTAGTCTGGCCATACTTCATAAGACCAATCCGCTTCCCCACTCCTTTGTCTAAGGCAACCACCTGCTTGTTCTGAACTTTCTCAAGAAGCCGGTCAGGAGGAAAAGCCATAACCACGGCCAGTGGCCCAATCCATGTGCCCGGATTTATAGACTTTACATAAATCTCCTTGCCAACATCGTTTTCGGACCTCATCTGCGCATGGCCCACTACATCTTTCCAGCCCCCTTCACCAGACTCAGCAATCCTCTCCTCGGCTACTTCACCCAGGCTTTCGTCTGCAAGAGCCGCAGTACCCGCCACATACAAGGGAGTCTCCTCCTCAGTAGTGACCGGAACGCGGTTACCCTCTGCGGTCGCAAAGTCCTCTAGCGCATACCCCGCCTCTGCGAGGCCAAGTACTTCTACGTTAGCCGCCATTACCCGCCACCCGTGAAAAATGAATCAATAAAGTCTTGGATTTGCCCCCGGGTAATATTGCTTGCCTCCAAACTTGGCCCCGGTCCCCGTGTAGCCGTGGCCGTAGCTGTAGGAACCTGTGTAGCTGTGGGCGCAGTTGTGCCCGTAGGAGAAGGAGTTATCGTGATGGGCGCTACTGTAGACGAAGCCACCTCTGTAGGCGTGTTTGTGATGTCAGGATTAATTGCTGTAGGCGCTTCATCGGCGGGTAATACAGGGGGAGGCAAGAAAGTAGGCTTCCACATCAAAGTCGGAGTACCACGGAAAATCTTCCCCATATCAGCTGAGGCGGGTGTAGGCGAAGGTGTCACCGGGGGCGGGTGTGCTGTGGCGCCCGGAAGGGTAAACCACGGTATATCCGGTGTAGCCGTGGCCGTGGGCGAGGGCGTGGGCGTGGCCGTGGCCGTAGGCGAGGGCGTGGGTGTAGCCGTGGCCGTAGGCGAGGGCGTAAGCGTCCAAAATCCTGTAGGTGTAGGCGTAGGCGTAGGTGTGGCTGTTGGCCGACCCTCAACATCAAAAATAGGAGTCGGCTGCTCCCCAAGTGCCCCAGGAGAGAAGGTTAAAAAGTCATCTAAAATCCGCATCGCGGAGAAAGCACTGACATTCTCCACATCAGGGTCCTCAAACATAGCCGCATTGGCCGCGGCGCTGTTTTGCCCTTCCACCGCAAACTCCACCAGCGCCCGAACATTTAGGCCACAAGGCTCACACGGCATCTTTGCCCCAATAACATAGCCGCGCTCATCGTAACCAGCCTCAACAGCATAAATGTGATTAAGAGCACCATGCGGGATAATCTTTTCAGGCTCAATACTCGGATACTCCTGCATTAAGCCCCTCATTGTCTCTACAACGGCCCGCACCTGCTCGTCTGTATACGCTTCTCCCAGTCCATTGTTCTCTATCTCTATACCCACCGTATACATATTTGCATAGCTCGAGCCCGCATGCGGAGTAAACAAACCAATCGGGTACCCGGAATAGATAACCTCCCCTCTCTTGGTTATAAGCATGTTGGCGAAGAACTGGTTGGGGTCCTCTACTATAGAGGTCCAATCCCCTCCAGCTATTTTCGTAATCCCTTCTCCAAATGCCGAATGATGGAGAACAATCCCGGTTGGACCCTCCCCTTCCGGTAATTCAGCGCCCATCATCTCAGCGCCCATCCTCTTAGCTGGCGAAAATCGAGACGTTGCGCCGTAATGTACCACCTCAAAGGTTGGCCATGCCGTAGGCCCCCCCTCTTCAAAGCTTATACCCGGAATATCCGCAACAATAAGCTCTCCTTCCGCCTTCCTTCTATTTACCAACCCCTCTAAAACCTCACCGCCCGCATGGACATATTCCTGCAATTTATTGGCCGCACCTAGGTTATCCCCATTGTTCACACTATGAAACACTGGGTCGAGCTCCCCTACCCCTAAATTCCACGCCGCTGACACGAGCGCATTGAACACGCTCTGGGTAACGGGCACCCCCAACCTATCACGCACTGCCTGGGCATAGGGCTCTAACCTTCCAAGGAACTCGCTCTCTGCCTGCTCCAGAGAGACCGTTTCCCCAGGCTCCGCGGCCCAACCATAGCCCACGCTCCATTGCCCATTATCCCATTTCGCTGTAGGGAGAAAGCCCTCGAACCCTTTTATTAATTCCTGTCCCTCATAATCCACAACCAGGTCCTGAGGATAATATTTTTCTTCAGCCATATCAGTTCCTAAACACCGCAGGTAGGTTCTCCTCCGCCCAAGCCGGGGGTCCACCCCGGTCATCAGCAAAGTTAGAGGAGAGGGTCACAGGCTTATCAATGATATAAGCCCCATTCTTGACTGTATGATAGGCAGAGGCCGCTAAAGACACCACGGAGTCTATCTTGGAGCTCGTCTTCTCTTTTGCAATACGCCAGCCCCTTTTCTTCTCCAGGGCAACCGCACCCATCGCCTGCCTCCGCAACTCCTTGCTCGGGTACATAACAAGGTTCTTGTACTCCAAGAGCTCGTATAACTGCTGGGAGGCCGCAGTCAGGTTG